TTGGAACAGTTGGTGCATATTTCGGCCCTATTCGTTGTAGGCTGCAACACATGCGTGCAGCCACACACACACCACGTTTCACATGAAACCAGCACCGTTCTACAAGTCAGCTGACTGGCAGATAGCCAGGCGTCAGGCACTGCACGATGCCAACTACCTATGCCAACGCTGTGACACCAGCCTGGTGGGTATGGGTAGGGCAGCACACGTACACCATCGCAAAGAACTCAAGCGTGCCCCTGCTCTGGGTACCGAACCATTGAACCTCAAGGCTGTATGCCGGTCCTGCCACAACGCAGAACACGCTACCATGAAGGGCAAGGTATCATCTGCTTGCGATATCAATGGTTTACCGATCGATGCATCGCATCCTTGGTTCAAAAAGCATTGACGGGGGGGCGGTTCCAAAAGTTCCACGTGGAGCGTCGGGAGCGGCGGCCAAAATTTTTTCGAAATCCCGCAGTGTTTGCGGTTTTTATATGGAACCGGTGACTAGGAACCGATGAGTACCAAAAAACCGGCGGCCATTCGTAAACTTGAGGGAAACCCCGGCAAACGGCCGATTTCCGAAGATATGGCCGCAATTGGCCAACCTGAGCCGCCGACGCACCTGACACCTGAACAACTGGACCGCTGGCAGGACATCGTTAGTTCATTGCCGGTCGAGTTGCTTTCGCGGGCGGATCACCAGGTGTTGGAGCGGATGGCGGTGGCTTGGGCGACGTTCAGGCATACGACAATTCTGATCAATCAGGCGGGGCTGTTGACGCGCGGGCAGAACGGCGAACCGGTGCGGAACCCGCTGTTGGCGGTGCGCAAGTTGGCGACGACCGAGATGGACGCCTGCGGCCAGATGCTGGGATTGTCGCCTCTGGCGCGGACCCGGCTGGTGGCACCAGAGCAGGAAAGTGTTGATCCGTTGACGGTTCTGCTCGGGCCGCACGGCAAGGCATGGGGAACGGAACATATCCCAGCTTCGAATTGAATATCTGCCGCTGGCGGACCTGAAGCCCTACGAGAACAACGCGCGCACGCATTCGGCTGACCAGGTGGCGCAGATTGCCACCTCGATGCGGACGTTTGGCTGGACTAACCCGATCCTGGTGGACGAGGCTGGAAATATTATTGCTGGGCACGGGCGGCTGGCGGCGGCGGTCCAGCTGGGGTTGGCCGAGGTGCCGACGATCCGGCTGGAGGGCATCACAGATCAACAGCGGCGGGCGCTGACGCTGGCGGACAACAAGCTGGCCATGAATGCCGGCTGGGACGAAAAGCTACTGGTGGCCGAATTACAGGGGCTGGGCGACCTGCAGGGGCTGGTGGGGTTTTCCCCGGATGAATTGATGAGGATGCTCGGGCAACGTGCCGGCCTGACAGATCCAGACGAGGTGCCGCCGGCACCGGCCACCCCGGTCACGGTGCCAGGCGACCTGTGGCTGTTGGGGCCGCACCGTTTGTTCTGCGGCGACGCTACCTCGGCCGGCGCTGTTGCCGTGGCGCTGGCGGGCGTGGCGCCGCATCTTATGGTGACCGATCCGCCATATGGGGTGGAGTATGATCCGGCTTGGCGGATGCGCGCCGGTGTAAGCGGCCCGACCAACAAGATGGGGATTGTCACCAACGACGACCGCGCCGACTGGCGCGCCGCCTGGGCGTTATTTCCAGGAGATGTGGCCTATGTCTGGCACGCCGCCGGCAAGCACGCCGCCGAGGTGCAGGCATCGCTTGAGGCGACCGGACTGGAAATGGTTTCGCAGATTATATGGGCCAAGGATCGCCTTGTGCTATCGCGCGGCGACTACCACTGGCAGCATGAGCCGTGCTGGTACGCGGTGCGCGGCGGCAAAGTGCATCACTGGGTCGGTGAGCGCGACAAGACAACGCTGTGGCGGATTGCAGTGCAAAGCGGCAAGCCTTACCGGCGCCCGGCGCGCCAGGAAACCACGCTGTGGGAAATCGATGCGCGCGACGACAGCGGCCATGGGCACGGCACGCAAAAGCCCGTCGAGTGCATGCGGCGGCCGATCGAGAACAATTCGATGGTCGGCGAGGCGGTCTACGACCCGTTTGTCGGTTCTGGAACCACCATCATCGCCGCCGAAACCATGGGCCGCGTCTGTCACGCGCTCGAACTAGATCCGCTCTATTGCGACATCGCGGTTCGGCGCTGGGAAAACTTCACCGGCAAGAAAGCCGAGCGGCGGCCGGCACAGAATGCAGACGCTGCGTGATGGTGAGTATTGCTATGCCCGCATCGCGCGCATTGAGGATTACCAATTGATGGGCTGGGTGGTGGTTGCCGATCTGGGGCCAACGCACGGCGCCTGGTCGGTGCTGGCGGTTTGGTTGTGCGAATGTCGACCGGCCAAGCTGCCATGCCTCTAAGCCCGGAATTTCGCGACCTCTACGCCAAGCTCGAGGTTCCCAAACTCGACTGGGGCAAGCCGTCCGGCGAGATCATCGCGTTTGCGCATGCGCTGGTGGTTCCCGCCGGCAGGCACGTCAATACGGCGCTGCGGCTGCGCAAGTTTCAGATCGAGTGGATACGCGCAGTCTACAACCCGAAGGACGAAACCACCGGCCAGCGCCAGGTCAAGCAGGCGGTGCTGTCGGTGGCACGCAGGAACGGCAAGACGCTGCTGGCCGCTGTCGTCCTGCTGGCGCACCTGGCGGGGCCGTTCAAGCGGCCGAACGCGACGATTGTCTCGGCGGCGACCACGCGCAAGCAGGCCGGCATCGTGTTCCGGTTTGTCAAGGACATGGTGCGGGTCAACTCGTTTCTCGGCAAGGCGCTGAAGGTGATCGACAGCACCAAGCGCATCGTCCACCGGATTGACGGTTCGACCTATGAAGCGATCGCGGCCGAGGCCGGCGGCCAGTTCGGCATGGGCCTGGCGCTGTGTGTTTACGACGAGTTGGCGCAGGCCAAGAACCGCGATCTGTACGACGCTTTGATGACCTCGCTGGGATCGGAAACCGAACCGCTGATGATGATCATATCGACGCAGGCGCCGAACGACACGCACCTGCTGTCGGAACTGATCGACTACGGCGAGCGCATCAACAAGGGCGTGATCGACGACAAGTCGTTCGTTTGCCACCTGCACACCGTGCCGATGGATGCCAGGATTGACGACGAAAGCCAGTGGAAGAAAGCCAACCCCGGCATTGGCGACTATCGCGACCGCGCCGAATTGCGCGAGGCGGTCAAACGCGCGCTGCAGATGCCGAGCCAGGAAAGCACGGTCAGGGTCTACTATCTGAACCAGCGGGTGCGCGCCGACATGCCGTACATCACCCATGGCGCCTATGAGGCCAATTCAGGCGAATTCGATCATGCGATGTTCACCGATGGCCGCCCGGTCTATGGCGGCATCGATCTATCTGCCCGCAACGACCTGACCGCGCTGGTGCTGGCCGCGGAAGACGGCGACGGCAACGTGGCGCTGTGGCCGATGGCGTGGACGCCGTTCGATACCATCGCCGCCAGGACGCACCGCGACCGCGCGCCTTACGATGCCTGGGAACGCGAGGGCTATCTGCTGACCTCGCCGGGGTCGACCGTCGATTATGATTTCGTGGCGCAACACATCGCCGAGGTTACCGAACGGATGAACTTGGTGCGGGTGAATTACGACCGCTGGCGCATCCACATCCTGCAGCAGGCGTTCGCCCGCATCGGCGCCGCGCCGCCGCTGGTCGAATGCGGCCAGGGTTTCAAGGACATGTCGCCATGCGTCGAGGCGTTCGAGGAAATGGCACTAGCGGGTAAACTTCGCCACGGCGGACATCCTGTCATGAAGTGGTGTTTTTCCAATGCGGTGATTGCCAAGGATGCCGCCGGCAATCGCAAGCTCGACAAGTCAAAAGCCTATGGCCGCATTGACGTGGCCGTTGCCGCGGTGATGGCGGTCGGCGCCATGAAGGCATCGGCCGAGACGGCGATCGATATGACCGCGATGATCGCATGATCACCGCCAAGCAGCGGCACCAGCTGGAGGTCGCTGACCGCACCCGCGACATCGACGTGATCGGCATCATTGTCGATGACATGCTGGTCGAGCATCCCGAGGTGACGCCGCTCGATATCGAAATCTCGCTGCGCGATGCCGCGGCGAATACCTATTTGATAGTCAACGATGGCGAAATATCCGTCGTGCTGGGAATGCAATCCTGGCTCAACACGCTGGAACAGAACGGCATGACACCGGAAGAGAACCGCGCCGCGCTGGCGGCACTGGCGAAGGACTAACCAACATGCGCTACGCCGTGAAATCGGCACCGCCTCCCGGCGGTGTTCCGAACGAATTCGTCATGTCCGATGGTTCGATCGACCGCATGGGCGACGTGATCGAGCCGAAGGGCTGGCAGCTGGAGCATTTCAAAAGACATCCGATCGCGCTGTTCAACCACGACACCGACCAGGTGATCGGCAAGTGGGCCGACGTTCGCATCGAGGGCGGGCAACTGCGCGGCAACCTCGAGCTCGCCGAGGCCGGCACTTCGCCGCTGGTCGACACCATCCGCGCCTTGGTGCGCCAGAATATCCTGCGCGCGGTGTCGGTCGGCTTCCGCCCGGTCGAGAAGAAACCGCTGAACGAAGAGGCCGATAAATACTACGGCCCGTTCCGGTTCATGAAATCCGAATTGCTGGAATGCT